GTGGAGTCATGACTCTATCAATGGGTTCTACTGAGACTAGAAACCTAAAACCTGGCAGATATGTTTATGATGTTCTAGTTAGTTCTGGAAATACGATATATAACATTATAAACGGTAATGTTCTAGTTACTGCTGGTATTGCCACAGCACCATAAATACTTAGAAAGTGTAGATAGATGCAACCATCCACTAGAGCGGAGTTAGTAGATTACTGCAAAAGAAAGTTAGGCGCTCCTGTCCTTGAAGTTAATGTTGCTGATGAGCAAGTTGAGGACTTAGTAGATGATGCTATTCAATATTTTCATGAAAGACACTTTGATGGTGTAGGTAAAGTATTTTTAAAATATCAAGTAACGCAAGAAGACATAAACAGAGGTAGAAGTCCAAATAGTGCTGTTACTCAAGCAGGTATTGTAACCACTACAGCATCTACCACTATTGATGGTGCCACTACAACATTTTCGTACAAAGAAAATAGTAACTTTATACAAGTTCCCCCAGCAGTTATTGGGATAGAGAGAATATTCCAATTTGATGGTGGAACCAATATCACCAACAATATGTTTGGTGTCAAATATCAGTTATTCTTGAATGATGTATATTTCTTTGGCAACATTGAGTTGTTGTCATATGCAATGACAAAAACATATCTTGAAGACTTAGACTTTTTGTTGAATACTCACAAACAAATAAGGTTCAACCAAAGACAAGATAGGTTATACCTAGATATCGACTGGGCAAGCGTAAATCCTGGCGACTTTCTTATTATTGAGTGTTACAGAACAATAGATCCTAATGATTACTCAAGAGTTTTCAATGACTCCTTCTTGAAACTATATTTGACAGCATTAATAAAGCGTCAGTGGGGTCAAAACTTAATGAAGTTCCAAGGTGTAAAACTGCCTGGGGGTGTAGAACTTAATGGTAGACAAATATATGAAGATGGGCAGAATGATCTTGATAAGATCATGGAAAAAATGTCCAATACATATGAACTTCCTCCCCTTGACATGATCGGATAATGGTACTTAACCCTTTCTTTCAACAAGGTTCTCCTGGAGAACAAAGTCTAGTTCAAGACTTAATCAACGAACAGTTGAGGATGTATGGTGTTGAGGTTTATTATCTTCCTAGACAATATATCACAAAAAACAAAGTAATAAGAGAAGTTATTCAGTCTGAGTTCAACAATTCATATCCTATTGAAGCATATGTTGACAACTTTGAGGGATATGGTGAAAATAGCGTTCTTTTATCAAAGTTTGGAGTTCAAGCAACTAATGAACTTAAACTCATTATATCTAAAGAGCGTTTTGAAACATACATTACACCATTAACAAGGAATGTACCAAACATTGAGTTGGCAACTCGTCCAAAAGAGGGAGACTTAATATATTTTCCTCTTGGAGACAGACTTTTTGAAATCAAGTTTGTAGAGCACGAAAAACCGTTCTATCAACTACAAAAAAATTACGTCTACGAACTGTCCTGCGAACTCTTCAGAGCACAAGATGAAATTCTGGATACTGGTATTGAGGAAATTGATGATACCTTCAATGTGGAAGGAAATATCAGAACTTTCACTCTTATCGGATCTGGAACAACCGCGACAGCAGTCAGTGGAAGAGTTGTTAGCGGAGCAGTCAACCAAATTATTGTTACCAATAGAGGTGAAAAATACAACCATCCACCCGCTGTTGCGATTTCATCTGCACCGACCGGTGGTCTCCGCGCCACAGGAATTTCAACCTTACGTGACGATATTGTTAATTGTGATGGAACACTAATAGGTTCAAAAGTACAAGGTGTCTTTATAGTAAACCCAGGTTCTGAATACACTGTCAATCCTGGCATTGTATTCGTTGGCGTGAACACTAACCCAGGTGTTGGTGCTGCTGCAACTACAAGAATATCTGATAATACTGTTGGTGTGGTCACTATAAGTGATGGTGGTGGCGGATATGTATCTGCTCCTACAGTGACGTTCAGTGCCCCTGGAGGACTCGCTGGACTAGGTACAACCGCTCAGGGTATTGCAGTCGTTTCCGCCGCTGGTACGGTCTCTGCGGTGTATCTGACACACGCTGGTGCTGGATATACTGTCGCTCCTACCATTACCTTGAGTGCTCCCGACCTTGGTGGAAGCGGAGAGTTTATCCCAACGGAAACAGTGCAAGTTGCAAATAATACATCTATTACTGCTGTTGTTAAAACTTGGAACTCTGTTACTAATGAACTTAACGTATCTAACGTCACAGGTGAGTTTAAACCTGGAGATACTATTGAAGGTTTAGAGAGTGGAGCATCGTATCAAATAAGAATTGCAGAGGATGACAACACAGTGAATAAGTACCCTGACAATGAAGAAATACAACTTGCAAGCACGGACGGTATACTTGATTTCTCAGAGTCTAATCCCTTTGGAAACCCTTAACCTAAATAAAGTTAAGGATTGCACACCTTAATAGGAATGTTTGAATATTTTTACCATGAGATTTTAAGAAGAACGATCATATCGTTTGGAAGTCTCTTTAACAATATAGAAATAAAACATCTTGATTCTTCCGATGATACGGTTGAAATTATTAAGGTGCCTTTGGCGTATGGTCCGACTCAGAAGTTTCTGGCAAGACTTGAACAGTCTCCTAACCTGAACAAACCAGTTCAAATAACATTACCTAGAATGTCGTTTGAGTTTGTTGGTTTGCAATATGATGCATCCAGAAAAGTTACGACAACTCAAACTTTCAAGAGTCATGCTGTTGGCGTTACAACAGCTATAAGAAAAACATACATGCCTGTTCCATATAACATGGCATTTGAACTATCAGTTTACACAAAACTGAATGATGACATGCTTCAAATTGTGGAGCAAATCTTACCATACTTCCAACCTGCTTATACATTATCTGTCAATCTTGTAGATACCATCGGTGAAAAGAGAGACATTCCTGTGGTGATTGAAAACATCACAATGAATGACAACTATGAAGGTGACTATAAAGAAAGAAGGTCACTTCTTTACACCATAAGGTTCACAGCAAAAACTTATCTGTTTGGACCTGTCGGAGACACCACTACTGCATCTAGAGATCTTATCAAGAGAGTTCGTGTTGGTTATGTTCAAGACGAAACTACCACTCCTACAAGAGACCTCACATACACTGTTGTTCCTAGAGCAACAAGAAGTTATGACAATAATGTTGTAACTAACCTTGCAGAAGATGTTGGCACAACAACCAACATTTTACAAGTTAATGATGCTTCTAGCATTGATGAAAATACTTATATTGTCATTGACAATGAGTCTATTTACGTCGATAGAAAAGAAGGCAATACACTATTTACAAAGAGAGCACAAGACAATACACTTGTCGCATCTCATGTTGGAGGTGCAGCAGTTAATGCTATTACTGATGCTGATGATGCACTCATTGAAATTGGTGACGATTTCGGTTTCGACGGTACATTATCATGACACCCATGGATAAAAGGTTTAAAGATTTAAACGAGACGTTCGACGTAACGAGCGAGATAGTTTCTAGTGAACCTATCAAACCAATTCCAAAAGAAGTAGAAGCAATAAAAACTGATACAAGAAAAGACTACGAATATACACGAGGTAACTTATATTCTTTGATTGAAAAAGGTCAAGAAGCAGTAAACGGCATCCTTGAACTTGCTCAAGAAACAGAACAGGCAAGAGCATATGAAGTTGCAGGACAACTTATTAAAAGTGTTGCTGACGCTACAGATAAACTTCTTGACTTACAGAAAAAACTTAAAGATGTCGAAGAAGATACAAAGAAATCTTCTCCTACAAACGTCACCAACGCATTATTTGTTGGTTCAACAGCAGACCTTGCCAAACTCTTGAAGCAAAATAAAAGCGAGGATAAATAAACCATAGGGTGAGAAAACCCAAGGTATCCTACTTATATTTTAATGGCGCAGGCTGAAGATAAAAACTTGCCGTCTCTAGACGATTATATTGTTGAAGAAGACTTGCCTTCAGTTGAGGAAACTGTAGATAGTGATCTACCCTCTATTGAAGAAAGCGAAGAAAGTGTATTACCCTCTATTGAAGAAGAAGTTGAAGTAGAACTTCCTTCAGTTGAAGAATTTGTAGAACAAGAGGAAGAAGAAGAGTTAGTTGAAGAAGTTGTAGTAGAAGAAGACCTAACTCTTGATGAAGTAAAAGAACTCATTGAAGAAGTCAAGGCAGAAATACTTGACATTCCTCAAATTAAACATTTTAACGAAGTTTTAGAAAAACTTTGTGAAGCAGTAGATCAAGTAAAATCAGAAATTCCTGAGGTTCCAGAACCAAAGGTATATGATGTTGAAATCGAAGCAATTTGTGATGCTATTGACTCTGTAAAAGAAAATATTTCTTCTTTACCAGAAGTCAAGTATTATGATGAACAAGTTCAAAATATTGAAGACAGAATAGATTCTGTCATTCAAGAAGTTGCAAATCTTCCAGAACCAAAATATTATGATACAGATCTTGATTCTATTAAAGAAGATATCACTAAGGTAAGAGAGGAACTCGCTCCACTTCCTTGGGTTGAAAATACATTTTCAGGTATTGAAGAGAATTTTGAAAAAGTATCTGACGTAATTGGCACGTTAAAGGAGAAGTTAAATTTTAACTTTGATGAATATTCTGATTCTATAGATGTAAAGTTCTTTGAGAGTAAAGTTGAAACTCAAGCAATTAAAGAAGAGTTTGAGTCTGAAAAAGAAAAAATATGGGATGAACTCAAAAAGTCCTCTGTCAAAATCTTTGAATATCAAAAAACATTTAAAGATGATGATAGAAAGTTAAAAAAACAAATTCTTGGCGAATATAATAAACTCAAGAATAATATTAAGAAAGAATTTGAAGAAGCAACTGACAAGAGTATAAAGACTGATGAACTTCTTCTTGGATATTTTACTGAACTCAAAGAAGAGATTTCAAATCTTCCTGAAGTAAAATATTATGATGAAGAAATTGATGATCTTCAAAAATTAGTCAGTAAGTTTAATAAAAGATTTTCTCCAGTAGAAGGTGATATTAAATCTCTCTATAGAATTGTAGAGGATATTAAAAAAACTCAAGTTGAACTAAATGAGCAAATACTTGATGAGCCATCAAATGTAAGTCAAGATGTTGGTGGTGGAAAAGATCCGTTAACACCAACAGATCAAAAGTTTGCAACACTCGATGATCTTTCAAAACACTATAGACTTTTTGTAAACCGCATTCAACAACAACTGTCTACTATCGGTGGTGGTGGTGCTGGATTTATTAAAGATCTTTCAGATGTTGATATTTCGGGACTTGCCGATGGATTTATTCTTCAATATAACGCATCGGAAAATAAGTGGGAAACAGTTGCTAATAGTGGTGGAGGTGGCGGATCAGTTGGCACTGGGGGCACTTGGGCTGTAACTTCTGCTGGTATTCATACTACTAAAAATGTTGGTATTGGTACAATTGCTAGAAGTAATACCGCCTTAATAGTTGATGGTGATACCAGAATTACTGGTATTCTTACTGTTGGTAGTGCATCTGTTACTATTGATGGTGAAAACAATACTATTACAACTGGTATTGTTACCATTACAAACTCCAGTGTCGTTATTGGTGACAATGTTACCATTGAAACTGGTGCATCTGGTATTAACTCTGCTCCCAATGTTTTCTACGTTGCCAAAGATGGAAACGACGATAATAACGGAACATCTATTGACAATGCTAAACTTACAATTAAGAGTGCTGTTTCTGTGGCATCATCAGGTTCAGTTATTAAAGTAATGTCTGGAAACTATGTTGAAGACAATCCTATCGAACTACCTGCCTTTAGTGCTGTTGTAGGTGATGATTTAAGAACTTGTAAGATTCTACCAAATAATGCAACTTCTGATATATTCCATGTTAATAAGGGATGTAAGTTGCAAAACATGACGTTCTCTGGACACTTATCACCAGCAGCTGCCGTGGCATTCCCAAGTGGTGGTGCTACAAACGTAGGTGGTGGTAAGTGGAAAGGTCCTTACGTTCAAAACTGCACCAGCGACACAACCACAGGTACTGGTATTAGAGTTGATGGTAACTTAGCAGTTAAAACTAAGTCAATGAACGTTGACGCATTCACTCAATATAACCAGGGTGGTGTTGGCGTGGCAGTAACCAATGAAGGTTATGCTCAGTTGGTGTCAGTCTTTACTATCTGTTGTGATAGAGCGATAACTTGTCACGCTGGTGGACAGGCAGACGTTGCTAATAGTAACTGTAGTTTTGGTACGCTTGGTTTAGTTGCTGATGGCAAAGGTGATTTACAGTTCATTGGCACTTGCACCTCTGCTGCTGATGCTGCTCAGGACAACGTAACTATCAACGTCGGTACAACAACTACACGTCCTTATGATGGACAGATTGTATTCTTCGGAGAACTATTTAAGTCTGTAGAGTCTATTACAGTTGGATCTGGAGGAACAGGGTACACTTCTACTCCTACAGTAACAGTTGCTGATCCTACAGGAGTAAGTGGAGAGACTGCAACAGCATTTGCAACTCTTGAAGGAGAAAGTGTTGCATCTATTACCATTATTAGTAGTGGTTCTCAATATCAAACAACACCCACTGTTACTATTAGTGATCCTGATGTAGGAGATAATGGTGCAACTGCCACTGCTGTAATGGCACCCATCTTCTACACAATAAATAGTTCGACACCAATAGTATCTGGAATTACTACATTAACTCTTGAAGAAAACTTAATCAACGCAGTTGGTGTAGGAACATCGGTTCATTTCTTTCAACAAAGCAAAATTATTGCTAGTTCTCATACTTTTGAATATATCGGTTCTGGTAATACCATTACAGAGGCAACTCCAAAACGTGGTGGTGTTACCATTCAAGCAAATGAAGTTACAAAGACTAATGGAGGGAACGTTGTATACACCAGCACTGACCAGTCTGGTAACTTCAGAATAGGTGATGACTTACAAATTAATCAAAATAATGGTACGATCAGTGGTAGAGCATTCTCCAGAAGTTTATTTACTGAAATGACACCGTTTATTCTAGCATTGAGTTAAGATGGCACAATTAGCACTTAATAGATTTCAAACAGTAACACTTGAACTTACAGACTCAGAGCAGACAATGTACACTGCTCCAACCGGTTATACTGCCATTCTTTTGTATGCTCATGTAGCAAATGTTGGTTCATCTGACGCAACAGTTACAATGAAACATGCGAGATCAGGAACTGATACAGAAATTATAAATGCAGCAAATGTGCCAACAAATGACGCATTTGTTCCTCTCAGTGGCAAATTAGTTTTAGAAACAAGTGACTCAGTAAAAGTCACTGCTAGTGCTAACAGTACACTCAAGTGTATTTTAAGTATCCTGGAGACCGCAACGTAATGCCATATATCGTAGGTTCATTAACCAAAACTAACTTAAATATGACTGGTGGTGTTGTTCAGTCTGGTGTGACCACAACTGCCACTACTAATGAGACTGCGATTGTATCAATTTCAGCGCCTAAATATCAGTCAGTTGAGTTTAAAATACAAGTCACTCAATCAAGTTCTTACAACTCAACTATTGTAAGAGCGATGCATGATGGTTCAAGTGCATATGTTAGTGAGTATGGCACACTTCAAGTGCCCTCTGGTATAGCGACTTTTTCTGCAGATGTTAGTGCAGGTCAACTAAGACTTTTAGCATACCCTTCATCTTCTGGTTTAACAACCTTTAGCGTTATCTACACCGCATTGAACGCATGAAAACTTTTAAGGAGTTTATTAAAGAAGCAGCACCCACTAACTCCGTTACTGACGGGGGAGTGGCGGAATATACTCCTTATTTGTTTAAAAATGAGGATGATGACGATCTCACTCAAGATTATCAAACACCAGCAGAACCTGGTGAGGCAAGATATAGATTTTCAAATATATACCCCGTTTTAAAACTTTCACTGAGTAACAGTGATGGAGATGGACCTAGTATTGACTCTATGGTTCATGCATCTAAAGAATATACACAGTTGATGGATAATAATACTATCAAACGTATCCGTTCAAACTTTGATAAATTCTACAAAGAAGAAACGAACCCTAGAATTCCTAGAAAAAAAGGACAACCTGCTAAGTCAAAGAAACACTCTGACCTCTACACCGATGAAGACCCTAAAGGAACTATTCATGGTCTAGGTTTTAAGAACGTCGCTAAAGCAAAAGAGTCTGTAAGTAAGATTAGAAACTCCTCAAGATCACATGCTCACAAGATCCAAGCAGCAGTTGCCATGGAACAAAGAGCAAGAGAA